TCAGTGCCCCGTCAGGCGGTTGCCCAGTCCAGCCAGCCACGAGGGCGCGGTGACACCCGGTCGCGCCTCGGCCCGGTCGGCGGCATTCAGCAGCGCATACATGCCATGGACCCCCAGCCAGCGCAGCGGTTCCGGCTCCCATACCCTGGTCTTGCGGTTGACCCAGGGCAGGCGGGTCAGGTCGGTTTGCCGGTCCAGCACCAGATCGGCCAGCGTGCGCCCCGCCAGGTTCGAGGTCGAGACGCCAACGCCGACATAGCCGCCCGCCCAGCCGATGCCGGTGGCGCGGTCAAAGCCTGTGGTGGCGCACCAGTCGCGCGGCACCCCCAGCACCCCGCACCAGGCATGGGCAATGCGGAACTGCCGCGTGATCGGAAAATGCCGATGCAGGATCGCCACCAGCCGCCGGATCGTTTCGGCGTCGGGGGCGCCGTTGCTGTCCAGCGAAGAGCCGAAGCGATAGGGCACGCCCCGGCCGCCAACGGTGATGCGGCCTTCGCGGGTGCGCTGGCAGTAGCAATAGGCATTGGCGAAATCGCCAACGATCTCATGCCCGTCCCAGCCGATTTCTGCCCAGACCTCGGGCGGCAGCGGTTCGGTCGCGATCTGGGCCGAATTCAGCGGCAGCCAGTCCCGCCGCAGCCCCGGCAGGCCGGCGGTGAAGCCCTCGGTGCAGCGCAGGATGGCGCGGGCGCGGACAATGCCGTGATCGGTTTCCACCCGGCCCGGATGCAGGGCGGTGACGGTGGTGCCTTCGAACAGGCGGACGCCGGCGCGTTCCACCGCCTCGGCCAGCCCGCGCACCAGTTTCGCGGGCTGCACGCGGGCGACATTGGTCACCACCATGGCGCTGACCGCGCCCGGAATGTTCAGGCGCGCCCGGGTTTCCCCGGCGCCGATCTCGAACACGCGGTCTTCCTCGCCCCAGCGGCGGCGGTGGGCCACTTCCTCGGACAGGCGCACCGCCTGCGCGGGGTTGACCGCGACCATCAGCTCATCGGTGCGGCGGATGTCGGCGTCGATCCCCTCGGCCTCGGCCACCCGGATCACCTCATCCACGGTGCCGTTCATGGCGGCGACCATGGCCCGCACGCCATCGGTGCCGCCGGTTTCGGCATAACGGGCGTGGTTCCAGGCAAAGCCGCCCGTCAGCCAGCCGCCGTTGCGCCCCGAGGCGCCGAAACCGGCAAACTCTTTCTCAAGCACGATGATGCGCAGCGAAGGATCGGCCTGTTTCAGATACCAGGCCGACCAGAGGCCGGTATAGCCGGCGCCGATGATGCAGACATCCGCCTCGGCATCGCCGGGCAGGGCGGGGCGGCGGGCGGGAAGGCCGATATCGGCATACCAGAAGGAAACGTCGCCCACCCGATCCGGTTGCATGGCACCCCCGCTAGGTTCTGGTGGGCCCGGAGGGAGTGAGGAAATCTAGCGATTTTCGCCGCTTGATCTGTCAAACCGCCCCGAAACGTCTCGCTGTTTTTTCAGGCTTTTTTTCTAGTCTGTCAAACCCCGAGGCACTGCATGAAAGACTTTTCGACCGACCTCAGCGATTTGCTGGGGCTGACGCCACCTGAAACAGAAAACGCCGCCCCGGCTGGCACCGGAAGCGGCGTTGAAACTACGGCGGCTCAGAAAATCGCCTTCGCACAAGATAGCAAAATCAGCCCTCATTTTCAAGCGTGGGCTGCGCTGGACGCCGCGCCTCAGTGGTGCGCTTGGCGCGAAGAACGCCGGGGCGAAAGCTGGACCAAGGTTCCCTATTCGTCGCCTCAGCGCATGGCGCGGGCGAATGATCCTGCCACTTGGTTGACCCGGACGCGGGCTGACGCAGTTGCTGCCGATCTGCCAGCGGAACGCCTCAAGGGCGTGGGCCTGTTCCTTGGCGGCGCGGGCGATCTTTGCTTGGGCGGGATTGACCTCGATAGCTGCCTTGGGTTGCTTGGCGACCTGGAACCGTGGGCAGCGGAAGTGCTGGCGCGGTTCGCATCCTATGCGGAAGTCAGCCCGAGCGGCACCGGGGCCAAGGTCTTCTTTGCCTACCGCGCCGCCGATCTGGAACCGTTGCGGGCGATCATGGGCACGAAATGGGGCAAGTCGTTCTCACGAGGCAGTCACCATGAAATCGCCTTGCATCTGGGCAACCGCTATTTCACCGTGACCGGGCAGCGCCTCGACTCCGCGCCCGCGACTATCGAGACGGTTGACCGGGCGGCGCTGGAATGGCTCATCACCGATGCAGGGCCGCGCTTCAAGGGCGAAGAACCGGCAGCCGCGCCCAAGGATGAATCCCGTTCGGGCCGCGCTTTCCGCATCGCGGGCGAGTGCCGCCGCGCTGGGCTGGACCTGGACGCCTTCAAGGCCGAACTGGCGAAAGACGCCTTGCTTGCCGAATGGGCTAAGGATGCCCGCCAGGTGCAACGCGCTTGGGATCGAAACGCGGGCGAAGACCTGTCGAATCTGCTGAGCGATATGGACGATTTTGATGATGCGCCGCCCGAGACGGGCCAGCGCAACCCTGTCACCGCTTTGAACCGGAATCATGCCGCCGTGATGATCGGGGGCAAGTTTCGGATCATCCGCGAAAAGGGCAGCGACTATGACATATTTGCGCCCGAGGAACTCCATAAGTTGAACGCAAACAACCGCGTGAAAGTGCCGGGCGAAAAGCGCACCGAACCTGTCACCTCAGCCTGGATGCGTCACCCGTCGCGCCGCACCTTTGCGGGCGGGCTTGTCTTCAACCCGAAAGAGACGCCAGCCGGGGCCTATAACGTCTGGCGCGGATGGGCAGTGCAGCCGAACCCGGACGCAAGCTGCGGTCTCTTTCTTGCCCATGTGCGGGACATGATCTGCGATGGCAGCGAACGGGAATTCCAATGGCTCTTGGGCTGGATGGCGCATCTTGTGCAGCATCCCGACCAAAAGCCGGGCACTGCGGTTGTGCTGCGCGGCGCGAAAGGCGCTGGCAAGGATACCGTGGGTCATTATCTCGGGGCGCTGTTCCCGCGCCACCACGTCACCCTGTCTCAGCCGGAACACCTCACCGGGCGCTTCAATGCGCACATGGAAACGGCAATCCTGATCCACCTTGAGGAAGGCTATTGGGCCGGGAACCATGCGGCGGAAGGCGTCCTGAAAAACCTCATCACCTGCCAGACCCTCGAAGTCGAGCGGAAGGGCATTGACCCTTACAAGATCGACCATTTCGGGCGGTTGCTGATTACGTCCAACGCGGAATGGGTTGTGCCAGCGACACCGGGCGAGCGGCGGTTTTTCGTGCTGGACGTGTCGCCAGCCCATGCGAAGGACACTGCCTATTTCGGGGCGATCTGGAAGGAACAGGCGAACGGCGGCGCGGGCGCGCTGCTGCACTTCCTGCAATCCTTCGATCTGGGCGGCTTCGATGTGCGCAACCCGCCCGAGACGGCGGCACTGACGCGGCAGAAACTTGAGGGGCTGCGCAACGTGGAAGCCTGGTGGCATGACCGCCTGAGCGAAGGCACCCTGTCGACCGATGAATTCAGCGAAGACCGCACCGATTGGGAAGGCGAGGCAATCACCGTTTCCCGCGCCATGCTGCGGCGCAACTATGAGGATTGGCTTTCGCGGAAACGCTGGCACGGCAACGTGGCATCGAGTGAGGATTTCAGCAAGCGGCTGCGCATCCTGTGCAGCGGGTTGAAGGATCATCGGGCGCGGGTTTCAGGTGGCAGGGAACGGCAATACGTTCTGCCGCCTTTGGCAGAGTGCCGTGCGGCATTTGCCGAATTCATCGGCGGGGAAATGGAGTGGGATCAATGATCGGCCCTGTTCCATCTTCGCAGATTGAGTGCAGCTCATTTGCCTTGCAGGTGGTCCAAGTGGTCCCCGTAGTGGTCCAAGCGGATGAACCGAAAAAGCCCAATGAAATCAATGCCGGTCCAAGTGGTCCAAGTGGTCCAAGTGGATTCCGATTTGCTCTGGACGGTATGCCCCGTGGCAAGTGGCGACGTGCAGAATGGGCAGGTGGCAGCGCGGGGGCGCGCCAGCCAAGTGAAACCCACCTGGACCACTTGGACCACTTGGACCACGCAACGATTCCAATGGGTTACGAGGCGTTTGGCTTGGACCGACGCTTGGACCACTTGGACCACACAAGATGGGCTGCAACCGATCATAGGTTCTTCCCTAGGGGTGGCACCCGCGGGGACTCCGACCCCCGAAAAAACGCTCTTGACAACAAAATTTGATTCGTGAGGCCACAGGTAAACCATGCTGACCCAATCTGAAACCAGTCTAGATGATCTTTTGGACCTCGATTCCGGCATCCCTATTCCCGGCACCATGACCGAGGCGGAACTTGCCGCCTTCCTTGGGATCGTCACAAGCCGCATTCGCACCCTTCACCGTGAAGGTGTCATGGTGAAGGCCGGGCGGGGCCGGTTCGATGTGCGGGCGTCCCTCGCGAACTACCTTTCCCGGCTGCGTGATGGCGCGGTGAAAGGTGGGGGCCAGGTTCCCGACGACCTGAAAGCCGAAAAGCTGCGGCTGGCGCGGCAACAGGCCGACAAGTTGGAACTTGCCAATGCTGCGGCGCGCGGCGAATTGGTCAGAAGTGCTGACGTAGAACGGGAATGGGCGAACGTGCTGCGGGACGTTCGGTCGACCATGCTGGCCGTGCCGTCGCGCGTCGGATCGAAGCTGGCGCACCTGACCGCGCATGACGTTGCCGAGATCGACTCTGAAATCAAAGCTGCACTGGAAGGGCTGGCAAATGGGAATTGAAATAATCCGCAGCCGCGCGCTGCAAGCCCTGCGACCCCCTGCCGATCTGCCGCTTGCCGAGTGGATCGAACGGAACATCTTCCTGCCCCAGACGGCTTCCGCCCTGCCAGGCAAGATGAAGCTATGGGCCTATCAGCGCGGCATTTGCGATGCCCTCGATGATCCGGAGATTGAGCGCGTGACGGTGCTGAAATCGGCGCGGATCGGCTACACCGCCCTTCTGTCCGGGATCATCGCCAGTCATGTTGCCAATGCGCCCGCGCCGATCTTGGCGGTTCAACCGACTGCCGACGATGCCCGCGACTATGCCGTCGACTTGGAACAGGTGTTTGAAGCGTCCCCCAGCCTTCGCGGGCTTCTGTCCGATGAAGCCGATGAAACCGGGCGCAGCACCATGTTGAATCGGCGCTTTGCCGGGGGCAGCCTGAAATTCTTGGCTGCGAAAAGCCCGCGCAATCTGCGGCGGCACACGGCGAAAATCCTGATCCTCGATGAAATCGACGGCTTCGAAGTGTCTCAGGAAGGCGACCCGATAGAACTGGCGACCATGCGCACGATGACCTTTCGAGATCGGAAGATCATCGCGGGATCGACTCCGGTTTTCGACTATGGCCCGGCAACCCGGCTTTATGACAAGTCGGACAAGCGGATTTATGAGTGCCCGTGCCCGTCCTGCGGCGAATTCTCGGAAATCAAATGGGCCGATATTCGGTGGCGCGAAGGCGAACCGGATTCTGCGCATTGGGTTTGCCCCAATAACGGCTGCGTCGTGGCAGAACGGGACAAGCCCGCAATGGTCGCGGCGGGGCGCTGGCGCGCAACTGCGCCCGAGGTGAAGGGCCATGCCGGGTTCAAGGTGAATGCCCTTATCAGCCCACACTTCAACGCGCGCTGGGGCAAGCTGGCAGCCGAATTCCTGGAAGCCAAGAAAAGCCCGGAAACCTTGCAGACCTTCACCAACCTTGTGCTGGGGGAACCCTGGAAAACGGAAGGCGATGACCTTGATGAACACGAGTTGTTCGGGCGGCGCGAACCCTTCCGCCTTGATACCCTGCCGGATGACGTGCTGTTCCTGACCGCTGGCGTCGACTGCCAGGATGATCGGCTTGAAGTGGTCATCATGGGCCACGGGCGCAGCGACATTTTCGCCCTCGATCACCGGATTTTCTGGGGGCCTATTGACGGGGAAGCCGTCTGGCACGACCTGGACACGCTCTTGCGCGAGAAGTGGCAGCATCCGGGGGGCGGCACAATCCGCATTGACGCGGCCTGCATCGACTCCGGGGACGGGGGACACACTGAGATCGTGAACGGCTTCACCCGCCCGCGCTACGGGCGGCGCGTGGTCAGCATCAAGGGCGTTCCGGGGTTCTCACGGCAATTCTTGCAGAAGTCTGGCACCAAAGGGCAACTGCTTTGGCTTGTCGGTTCGGACGCGGTGAAATCGCAGCTTTTCACCCGACTGGCGCGCGGCGCGGGCGTTCGGTTCGGGGAAGCCCTGGAACCGATCTATTTTGAGCAACTGACCTCTGAGCGGCGCGTGGTGCGCTATGTGCGGGGCGTCCCTCAAGCCCGGTTCGAGCGGATCAAGGGCAAGCGGGCTGAGACGCTGGACGCGACCTGTTACGCATGGGCGGCGCGGCAGTTGATCGGCGCGAACATGGATCGTCGCGCCGAAGAACTGGCATCGGCGGCAGCGCCGAAGAAAGCGCCAGCCGTCATCAAGTCGGCGTGGCTGGCGCGTTGACGCCTAACTCAAGCAGTAAGGCGGGTGAGCCAACTTTTATATCTAGGCTCGAATAGGCGCGGGACGTATTGCTGTGGGATACGAAGGCGTAGCGCAATTTCATAATCGTCAATTTTCAGGTCGGTCCGCTCGCGCTCAAACTGTTCGCGTTGCTTTTCGGGGCACAGAATACCTAGGGCACGCCAGAATGAAGCGAACTCAGACAACATTTGGTCGGAAGGCGTCTCGTTTGCAGCCCCAAACTCATCGATCAGGGATTGGAAAAGCTCTGGTGTACTGGTCTTTGCGTTTTCAGCATCAAAGACATGCATCAGTTCTTTGACGTAGACAAACCGTTCCCAGCAATAGTTCAGGTCACGGGCAAGCAGAATAATATGGCAGCCCAACTGCTGAACAAGACGATGTTCTTGGTTCTGAGGCGTTAGCCATAGTCCGCGAAAAACACGAGTATCCGCGCCAGTCTTCACCGTTCTTATGGCATTAATACCAGAAAGGCGCTTCACCTCTGGGAGAAGCACCTTCCGTGAGATTGGTGTATCTTGTGTTTGAGCGAATTCGTAGAGTTCTTTATAGCTCAAAGTCGCGCCTTGCGGTTGTGAAAATTATTCGTCCACAACGTCATAGTCGCCAGCTTCAAGCTGGGCAAGAACCTTATTAAGTTCCGAAACGAACTGTTCGCTCGAAACATCGCGCTCAGAACCCGGGAACAGCTTGATGTCGGACACATCAAGGCCGTCAGTCCCGAAGAGGCGGTTCTGAGCCAGTATCATCTGACCGGTCATCTTTCATTCCCTTCAAGGCCTTTTGGGGCCACAAACCTGTCAAGCACAAAACGCGCCAGGCAGCAACATAAGTTCTCTTGACACGCCTTGAGATTCTACACAAGGGCTTGACAAGGTTTTTGGCGTTTCGAATCGGCTTGTGGTGTGCTTGCGACACCCACCCTGCCCGATGCGCGTGAACGTTCAGTTAACGTCTCAGTCGCTGTTATCAAGCATGGCGCAACACACAATCCCGTGTTGCGCCCGCTACTTCAGCCCCCAGCGGGCGTCGACCCCAAGTAGGACCGCAAGAGAATGTCGGCAAGGAATTCGTCGTCATTCTCAGCGGCGGCGCGCTTGATCCGCTCAAGCGCCTTGGGGAAGTTGGGATTGGAAATGAATTCGACCATGAGGCGGTCAGCTTCCATTTGGGCGGGCGTGTTTTGCAGGTGCATTTTGGGGACTCCTCTGTTGCGTCCGAATCAGAATTTATCGAGCATACCGCGTGATAAATAGCTGAAATCGAACGTGAATTTCACGTTAGATGTGCTTCTAGGGGTCGACCCGGAACACCCGCGCGACGTTCGGGATCGAGAACGCGCCGAGGTATTTCAGCCTCATTCCGACAATCTCAGCGGCGGTTTCGAAGTTGACCCCAGACTCCATAAGCATCTGGGCAAGCGTCCTGGTGGCGCGCAATTCGGTCTTGGTAAGGGGGCGCATGGATTCGGTTCCTTTTCATGTGCTTCTGTAAAAAGGGGCGGCAGGTGAAATGCCCACACCTGCCGCCCTTCAAGCCGGGTAAGGAACTGAGAGGAATCCCGGCTATCTGCGCACCGGATGCGAGGGAGAACAGGAACCCGCGGCGCGCAAATCCTTCTGTGAATCGGGGCGAGCGCACCCGCCCCGATTCGATGGTCATCAACGTCTGTGGCGCCTTTATGCCATAGCAGAATCAATAATTCCAGTGGAATCTTTGATCTTGCAGAATCGTCAATTCCGATGTAGAAGGTAGGCAAGATAAAGGAGACCGAGACCATGAACACGATCACCCTACGGGACATGGCGAACATCATCGCTACGTCAGAGAAGCGCGCCGAAGAGAAGGTTTTCAACCAACTCAAGGGCCTTGCGGGACGCAACATCCTTACCGCCGTTCCTGACATCTACGGCAAGAAAGGTGCGCTGCTGTTCCCGCAAGAGGAAATCTATCGCGCCAGGATGCTGCTTGCCGCCCTCGACAACGGCTTCGCAGCCGAAGCATTGGCCAAGTTCGACTCTCAGATGCGTAGCGAGTCACGGGAAAGCTACGCTGACGGCAAGCATGTCGAACGCGGCCTGCACCATGCCATTGCTGCGCTTGCAGTGGGCACCGACAAGTGGGTTTTCCAGATCGGACAGCTTCGCGTCGACGGCGAACTCGATTTCAGTGGACATTGGGCAATCAATGGCAGGCACGGAAGCGCGCCGGATTGGCTCGCGCCACCGCCTGATGGCTTTGAATATGACTGCGCCGGTAGCTTTGAAGCCGTCTCGACGATCATGTTTACCAACATTTGCCAGCCGATCTTCGCTGAAATCGAACGGCGCGAGAAGGTGGAGTCCTGATCTTGGGCGTTCTGGACCTCTTCAAGCGCAAGTCCGAACCTGCCCGTGTTCGCAGCTTTGACGGGGCAGCCGGGGGCCGTCGCTCCTCTGGCATGGGGCAATTCGGGCGGATCAATCCCGAGGTTGCGGCGGCTGCACCGTCGCTGCGGTCGCGGGCGTCCTATCTGGCGTTGAACAACCCGTGGATTTCGCAGGCTTGCGCCAACTGGACCGGCGCGCTTGTCGGGGCCGGGATCGTGCCGACCTCGAAACACCCGGACCCAGAACAACGGAAAGCGATCAATGCGTATTTTGAAGAATGGGCTGGCGCTGCTGACAGTGAGTGCCGCACTGACTTTTGGGGGATGCAGGCAATTCTTGCTGACTCGATGGTCAAGGCGGGCGAAGCGGTCGCACTAATCCTCGACACCGAAGACGGGCCGCGCCTGCGGATTATTCCCGCCGATCTTCTGGACGAGGCCAAGACCGGCGAACTGTCGGATGGGCGTTCGATCTTCTCGGGCGTGGAACTGGACCCGAACGGCAAGCGGCTGGCCTATTGGATCGTGCCGGAAAAGCCCGGCAACCTTTTCGCGCAATCGCAGAGTGTTCGCCTTGATGCCGCTTCCGTGCTGCACGTCTTCAAGCCGCTGGCACCGGGACAGGTGCGGGGCGTGTCTTGGCTTGCCACTGTCATCCTGCCTGCTGGCGACTTCGATCAACTCTGCGATGCCCTGCTTGTCGGGGCCAAGGTTGCCGCGATGCACACCGGCTTCATTACCGACATGAACGGCACGTCGACCGATGCCTATGACGATCAAGGCGACGTGAGCCTTGAGCCGGGGGCGCTGCGGCGGCTTGGCGTCGGGCAGGACGTGAAATTCAATACGCCGGGCCAACTGCAACAGGTGGAAGCCTTCCTGAAACTCAATCTGCGGCAGTTGGCGGCTGGCCTTGGGCTGCCCGATCACCTGCTTTCGGGCGATCTGACGGGGGCGAACTATTCCAGCTTGCGGGCGGGGTTGCTGCCCTTCCGCACCCGCGTTGAACAAATCCAGTATGGCACCCTTGTTCCGCAGTTTCTCGCGCCCGTCTGGCGCAAGGTCATCGCGCATGGCGTCCTGTCGGGCGAACTGGATGCCCCCGATTTCGAGCGCAACCCGGCTGCGTATCTCACCGCTGAATGGCTTCCGCCGCGCCCGCTGCAAGTCGACCCGCTGAAAGACATTCAGGCGACGGTTGCCGAACTGGAAGCCGGGCTGACCTCGCGCCGCAAGGCGGTCGCTGAACGCGGCTGGAACCTCGATGACCTTGACGCGGAACGCGCCGCCGATGGGCAACAGGGCGGGGGTGATGAAAAAGCCTAAGCCGATCAGCCTAACAAACGGGCTGCGGCGCTGGATGGCGCAAGAATGCTCGAAAGCCCCGATCACGCTGCCCAAGGCACCTTGGGACGCCAAGACCGAAAAGGAAGTCACCCAATGAACATGCTTCACCGCGCGGCAGACTTTCAGCCTGAGTCCTTCAATGCGGATGGGCTGACGGTTGATGCCGTCATTTCCACCTTTGCCGATGTGACCCGCCGCGATGCCCGTGGCGCGTATCTGGAACGGCTGGACCCTGCCGGGCTGGACCTGTCGCGGCTGGTGGGCGCACCCGTCCTGGACGGGCACCGCCAGGGTTCTGCCCGCGACGTTATCGGCACTGTCACGGCGCACCGGATGGAAGGGGGCCAGCTTGTCGCCTCGATCCGTCTCAGCGGCGCGGCTGACGCTGCCCCCGTTGTCGAACGCATCCGCGAAGGCACCCTGAAAGGCGTGTCTGTCGGATACAAGGTTACGCGCTGGTCTGAGGGGACGGACCCGCAAACGAAATCGCGCACCCGCACGGCGGCGGCGTGGGCGATCTTTGAAGTTTCCGCCGTCCCTGTCCCTGCCGATTCCGGCGCAACCTTCCGAGGCCAAACCCCTATGCTTGATGAAAACCAGAATGACTCGGTGCAGCACCGCGCCGAAATTCGCACCATTGCCCGCGCGGCTGGTCTGCCTGCCGAATGGGCTGACGCTCAGATTGACGCGGACGCCACCGTGACCGAGGCGCGCGCGGCTGCTTTCGATGAAATCCAGAAGCGGGGCCGCACCGTCCCGACGATCCGCGTGACCGGCTCGAATGACGATCCGGCGCAAATCCAGACCCGCGCCGCCGATGCACTGGCGTTCCGCATGGCCGGGGGCGAACTGCCCGATGCCAGCCGCGAATTCGTGGGCATGAGCCTGCGTGATCTGGCAGCCGAAAGCTTGACTCGTTCGGGTGTGTCGACCCGTGGCATGAGCGCGGATGAAGTGTTCCACCGTTCGCTTGGCACGTCCGACTTCCCGCTGGTGGTCAGCAACGCGATGGGCAAGGTCGCGGCCCAGGCCTACAAGGCAGCGGAGTCCCCACTCAAGGCTCTGGCGCGTCAACGGACCCTTCCCAACTTCAAAACGTCGACCTCGATCCGCATCGGGGAAATGGGCCGTCTTGAGGAAATGACCGAAGACGGCGAATTCACCCACACGAACCGCGCCGAAGCGGGCGAGACGATGGCGCTCAAGACCTTCGGTCGCGCGATCAACGTCAGCCGCAAGCTGCTGATCGACGATGACCTTGGACTCCTTGGCGACATGACTGCCGCGATGGGCCAAGCCGCTGCGCAGACGGAAGCCGAAGAACTGGTAAAGCTGTTCACGGGCAATCCGAACCTGAGCGACGGCACGGCGGTCTTCCATGCCTCGCGCGGCAACACGGCGGCGGCGCTTCTGCCGGTCCTGTCGGAAGCTGCCCTGACGGCTGCCCGCAAGCATATGCGCACCGTGAAGGGGCTGGACGGCAAGACGATCATCAATGCCGTGCCGAAGTATCTGGTGGTTTCGCCCGATCTGGAAACGGACGCGGAAAAGCTGCTGGCGACGATCTATGCCGCGACCACGGATGACGTGCAGCCGATCAAGCTGACGCTGGTTGTCGAACCCCGGCTGACCGGCGATGCGTGGTATCTGCTGGCAGACCCGGCTTCCGTGCCTTCGATCCAGTATGCCTATCTGAGCGCGGCGCAAGGCGTCCAGATTCAGCGGCAAGAGGCGTGGGATACTCTTGGGCTGAAATACCGGGCCTTCCTCGATTTCGGCTGCGGCTGGCTCGACTGGCGCGGCGCGTTCCGTTCCGAGGAATCGTGATGGCCGTGACCCTCGCCCAACTTGAGGCTTACCGGGAACGGCTCATGGATGCCAAATTCTCGGGGGCGCTCATGGTGCAGGACAGTAGCGGGGAAATGATCCGCTACCGTTCTCATAGCGAATTGGCGGCGGCACTCGCCAGCCTGGACGCTGAAATCCGCAACCTTACGGGCGGTCATCGCCCGTCCACCGTTCAATTCCAAACCTCGAAAGGCGTGTAATCATGGCCAAGAATTACGTTCAAAAGGGTGACACGATCACCATTGCCGCCCCTGTGGCGGTTGTCTCGGGCGGTATCGTGCAAGCCGGTTCCATCATCGGCGTTGCGGCTGGCAAAGCTGCTATCGGTGAAAAGGTCGACATCGTGACGATGGGAGTCTTTGAACTGCCCAAGGTTGCCAGCGAAGCCTACGCGGGGCCGGGCGTTCCGGTCTATTACAACTCGGGCAACGGACTCGTCACCTCGACTGCCAGCGGCAATACCAAGCTGGGCGTGGCAATCGAGTCCGTCGCTGCCAGCACCGGCACCGTTAAAGTGCGGCTCTCGGGCGCGTTCTGAGGCGACTATGGGCACCCCGGCACGTCATAAGGTCTTACCCCTTCCCGTTGCGCGGCTTCTGTCGCGCCCGGAAGCGGCTGCCTATGCCGGGGTGTCCCCGACTACCTTTGATCGCATGATGGGCGACGGTATCATGCCCGGCCCGAAAAAGGTCTACGGGCGCGTCTTGTGGGATGTGCGGGCGCTGGACGCCGCAATTGATTGCTTGCCGGGAGACGGCGTGTCGACGGAGAGTGTCGACACAGGTAACGAATGGAATGAGGTGCTGCGATGATGCGCAAGCCCCCGAAGTATTGCCAAGGCTTCCTCGATCGGCATGGGCGGTCGCGCTGGTATTTCCGCCGTCCCGGCTTTGACCGTGTTGCACTTCCCGGCCTGCCGTGGAGTCCCGAATTCATGGCGGCATATGAGGCTGCTACCAAGGGCGGGGTGCAGACGGAAGGGGCAGGGGCCGCGAAGACCTCACCCGGCACCGTTGCTGCCCTTGTCGTCAGCTATTATCGCTCAGCGGAATTTCTCAATCTCAAGCCGATCACCCAGCGAACCTATCGCAGCACAATTGAACCCTTTCGTGAACAGCACGGCGACAAGACAGTTGCGAAGCTGAAACGGGAACACGTCAAGGCGATCATAGCCAAGCTGGCAGATCGGCCCGCCGTTGCCAACAATAGGCTCAAGACAATCAAGATTCTGATGCGCCATGCCGTTGAAACCGGGATGCGCCCGGATGACCCAACCTTGGGCATTCGCAAGTTGCGCACCGGATCATCGGGCTATCGCACCTGGACCGAGGCCGAAATCCAGAAGTATTACGACAAACACCCGACCGGAAGCCGCGCCCGGCTGGCGCTGGACCTCATGCTTTACACCGGGCAGCGCCGGGCTGACGTTGTGCGCATGGGCTTGCAGCATCTTCGGGACGGGGTGCTTACCCTTCGCCAGTCCAAGACCGGAACCGAGGTTGAAATCCCGCTGCACCCCGTTCTTCGGGCTTCGCTGGACGCGCTGCCCAAGAAGAACATGACGTTCCTTCTGACGGAATACGGCAAGCCCTTCGCCGTGGCCGGGTTTGGGAATTGGTTTCGGGACCGGGTGACGGAAGCCGGGCTGCCCGATGGGCTTTCGGCGCATGGTTTGCGGAAGGCGGCTTGCCGTCGCTTGGCTGAGGCCGGATGCACCGGGCCGCAGATCATGGCTATCTCAGGCCACAAGAATCTCAAGGAAGTGCAGACCTATATTCAGGCTGCCGACCGTCTCGGACTCGCCCGCGAGGCCCTGAAAAGGCAGCTTGCAGCGGACGAAGAGAGAACAAAAATTGTCAAACCTGCTGGGCAGGTTTGA